ACGAATCCAGACATCCGGAGTCATTGAAGTAGCAGCAAAAACCGGGGACGCAAAAATTACAAAGAGCAGAAAGAGAAGAATTTTTGCAAATCTCGACACAAAGAAATTATACTCCGCCCCACTTAAACCCACAAATTCCCACTTCATTAGTTATCCACAGGTTATCCACAGTTTTGAAAAGCCTCCGGCCTATATATGTTTCTTGTTGTAGGCAAAGAACCCCCAACACCGCTAAGAAGCGGCGTTGGAGGCTGTATACATGTCTCTTGGTTAGCGTTAGACAGCTAACAAGCCAGTATAAAGCTTCTCTACTCTTAAAAAGGCAAAGACTCGGTTAATGACTTCTTGCCTTCCGGTCGCGTTTGAAGTGTTGAGCCCACGCGACTCTTTAAGGACGTTGCAGCAGAATTATCCCCCGTCGTCCGTTTTTTGGCCCCGCTTAAGCGGGTCCAAAAAAGTAATAAATGTTTATAAACTAGCTTCGACCTTTCTTTAAAACCTAAATCGAACGCCTCGAAAAAAACCTCCTGGGATTTCGGTATGCCTTCGGCCAGGTAATCGGTATTATAGGCGTTGAAGACACGGTTAGATCCCCAGTAAGTTTTTTTTGAGATCGGATCTACATTCTCGTTCACCGTTTCTCCGGTCATTTCCTGGAACTCGAAACGGGCGAACCGAACCCACGGCCAGGAAGCTAGTTTCACGCATTTATAGAAGCGATTAACGTTTCCCCGGGCCGAAACTTGGATCGCTGTCGGACGTTGGGAGATAATATTTAACGTCCTGTGATAGTGCCTAGTATGGAGAATTAACCGACGCTTAGCTTTAGAGAATCTTGTGCCTTCATATGAATCAAACATATCTTGGCCTTCGTCGAAAAAAACATGGCAGTCATTCAGACCGGAAAGCCACTCAACAAGAGACCCCGTGTCGTCAAAATTTTCGGGGTCAAAGAAGTGCAAATTTTTTTCGCACGGTATCCGATAGAATCGGGGCCGGGCAAAAATCCAATTCCAAACAGACAAGAAAAAACTTTCGCGGTCGTCAAAATCAGAGACGTTAATACGCCAATTACAGTAAACTACTTTTCCCTTTTGCAGCAGGTCCAAAATATCAGATGTGGCCGCGTAGGTTTTCCCGTTTCCAATGAGGCCATAGTACATATTTATCGAGCCTTCACTCGCTTGAAAGCAATCCAGAAGGTCGCTCGTTAAAACTTTGACGCCTAATTCGTTCATTTTTTGCAAAGGGAAATTGGTGTATAACGTTTAGGGATTATGAAGTAGCCTGAAGTCAATTTGACGACCCGAAAGCCCGAAGCTTGTAAGTGTAAAATCACACTAGCCATTTTTGTTTGCAAGTTTTTTTTCATGGTGTTTCCGAGTAAAGTGTATTTTTAATTCCTCTCTTAAAAATCGTCGCTCCCCGTCTGTCTTAGCCAATTTGAATTGGCGGTACAATTCCCGGGCAATATAATCCTTTGGTCCATCCATGACTTCTTTAATTTGTTTTATCATTGTTTAATTTATCATAAATAGAAACAAACTCTTTTTCATAAAATATAACAACAAGAACGGCAATAGAATAAGTTGCCAAAAAAGCGATACAGGTAGAAACGTCAATAGATAAGAAAAAAAGGCTAGAAAGAACGACAGCGAGAGAAACAAGCCAAAAGTTTTCATAGAATGTCATACTAATTCATATGGGCAGGTGTTCGGCTGCCCAAGAAAACTTTAGCAAGGAGTAGCAAAATCTCAAAGGGGATAACTACCCAGACGAAAACCGTCCAGACAATCCGGGCCGGGGGAAAGATAGACACGCCGGTATTCCAGTAGCTCACAGCCAAAGCCAGATAATAGTACGCTTGGTCCCCAATAAGAGGGATACTGGAGATCCCGACTTCCGGAAGAAAGACAAAAAGAACACCGAAAACCAAAACTACAAGATTAAAAAGAAGGTTAAATATCATTTGTTGTTATGCAATTTACTCCATTCTCGAAAAGACACCCAATTCCGACGCGATTCAGTCAGCTCGAGAAAAGTACAGAAAGCCCCAAAAAAGAACCCAAGACAGAAAAAAATTATTAAATACGCTAAGCTCATTTTCGTTTATAAAGCCACTCTTTTAATTTATAAGAATCGTCATTCGACCCGTTGTCAGAAAGGGACCCGGAAGCCCCGAAATGTTGAAATTCCGGAATCACGTGTGCACCAAGAATTCGCCGAAGGATATACAGGACCAGGAGGAAGTAGACAACGGGATTCCAGTAGTCCGACACGATTTCAAAGAGGGTCCGTGTATCCGGGGCCGATTCATTGGCAAAGTCGCCGACGGTCGAATTCCAAAACCAAGCGGTCGTCGAAGCAGTCAGAGAGAAAGAGAAATTAGATCCAGAACCGCCAACTCCTCCCGGCAAAGTAGCGTTGATAACCGGGATCGCTGACGTCGTCGTTGTTGAAAGAATCCGCAGAAAGTCCGTTACGTAGCCCAACGGAAAATGGGTCGCGACTCGGTCCCGGAAGTTTTTAATCGTATCAAAGAGCATGCCAGCGTCCGGGATAAAGAGGTATGCCAGACAACTTGAAGTATCCCAGCCTAAAATCGGGTTGCAGGAACGAGCCAGAGCATTAGTAGACGTCGCGGTCGTCGAGCCTAAGATACTTTGGTACTGAGAGTAGGACTGCTGAGAGATATGGCCTATAAAAGTTTCGTCGCAGACAATGAACTGATTGGATACTTCGGTCAAAGAAATCGGATTCGAAATAATAAGACCGGAAGCGACGTAACTTTTATTCAATTCCGCAAAGATTCGATAGTTTCCGTCGCCGACCGGACGGTCCTCGGAAAAATAAAACATTCCGGACGTCGTCGCAACGCCATTAAACAAGATAAATTGGGAAGGAGAGAAGCCGGAAGAACCGAGCAGCCCATTCTGGTCTATGTTCTGAAGATAAATTTTAATTGAAAATCCGTCGCCAATGTCCCCCGGGGCAATGAAAGCAGTCAGGGCAAAATGGACATCGGTCGAACAAGGCAGAGGATTTTCTGTGTCCTGTTCCGGTAAGAGGTCTATAATCTGGGTTTCGGTATACGAGGTGTAAGTAGTTGAGGCGGTCCAGGACGCACCATCAAAATTTAGTTGAACATAGACAGTTTCTAAATCCGTCCAAGACCCGGGACCGACGTATTCGGAAACAGTAAACCGGTACCAATAAGCCGAAGCACCGAAACTTTCAAGAGGGGTAAGATCCCAACCGGTAAGTTCCGGCCAGCCCCACGCAGACGTGGAGTTCGTCTTATTGTCGGAAGTATCCGGATAAGTTCCTTTAAAAGCAGAGACAGTGCGAACGCAGACGTCGCCCGGGGAAACGTAGAGACAATCGTCCTGGGTTTCGTAAACATAATTGTTATCTGAGAAGTCCGCAGCAGACCCGGTAATATCCGCGTATCCGGAAACTGCAGCAGACACCGGATTCGCAAGGGCAAAGATACCGAACGCCAAAAACAAAACGCTATAAACGCATTTTACGACTTCACTTTTGACAAAAAAGGCTGATTTCATGTAAAATTAACTTTGTAGTTGGTCCACTAAATCCCCCAAAAAGGGGATTTTTTGGTTTTGGCTATCTACCGAATCCGGTGAACTTGTGGGCCAATCTCCAGAGGAGATATATGAAGCCCAAGACAAGAAGGAACGGCCAAGAGACCTGAATCAGCCAGAGTCCGAACGATACCGCGGTACCGATAAGACTGACGAAAATCGCGTAAATATCCGCAGCCGTAAGACCAACCGAAGAAAAGACGGCAGTTGTCGTCGCGTTTAGTGTAGGCAAGGTATTGAATTGTTAGACACCGGATAGCGACCGGATAACGCCGACTTTTTAGAAATGCCCGGACACCTAAGCACCCGTAGCACCCCGGAATTTGCCCCGAGACCACAAACTCGGGGCGAGTTTCGAGAGACTACCATTTGAAATAGCTAAGGAACTTGTAAGCGGCATACAGAAAGAAAGCAATGAACGGGGCCGAGAGATAGACGACTAGGGATTGATCGGTCATCGGTGAATGATATCGTTTATAAAATCGAAGAAGATTAGGAAAAATTTGAGCAGAATAAGCCCAAGGAAAAGAGCGGCCGATGTGTATATGAAATAATAGACTAAGACTGCTGCCATGAACGTTTTGCCTTTAGGTTGTTAAACATGAAACCGACCGCCATAAGAAAGAGAAGGGCAATGATTACTGCCTGCCCGAAAACGACATCATTAAGGGTTGCCGGGGTTGAAGTCGCAAACATGCCGAACTCGGGGTCCCAACCGCCGCCGCCGCCGCCCGGGGGTGAAGAAGGGTCCGTATCAGTACATTCCCAGATACCGCCGCCGCACACAACAGAATTAGGGACCGAAACATCATACTCGGTCATGGAAAAGCCAGCTTGAGAAACGTCGTCGATATAAAGCTGATACCCCCCGTCTACGTCCTCGACGTTGATTTTGTACCACTGATTTTCAGTAAAAGTGTACGTGAAAGTATCGCTATGGTCAGAACCGTCATTGCAACCCAGATAGAAAAGACCGTCCCAATATAGAAATGTGCAATATTTATTGGCCGGGGGAAAATACCACTCGTAAATTGGGTTTTTGTTGGCCACAGTATCGGTCACACGAATCCAGACATCCGGAGTCATTGAAGTAGCAGCAAAAACCGGGGACGCAAAAATTACAAAGAGCAGAAAGAGAAGAATTTTTGCAAATCTCGACACAAAGAAATTATACTCCGCCCCA